GCCGGGCTCCTGATTGGTCGAGACGATGATCTGCCGCAGCACCTTGCCGGTGATGGTCACGTACATCAGCCCGGTCTGCACGTTGGCGGGCTCAATCGGCGCGCAGCCGTAGTCGGAGAGGTCCTTGATCACGCACCCGTTGGGGCTGATCGGCTCGTCCAGCACCGGCCCCGAGACGAGGTGCTCGCCCGTCTCGGTGCCGACCAGCAGGTAGGTCGCGGTGCGGAACCACTGGATGCGCCCGCCCTTCGTGCCGACCCGCCGGCGCACCGCGTTCGAATCGGTGATCACCCCCAGGCCGCTGCCCGGCGTGAAGTCCTCCTGGGTCGGGTTGAAGCCGGCGGTTTGGGTGAGGTCGACCCAGTCCTGATTGCCGCTGGTGGCGCCGTCGACCAGCCGCTCCTCGCGGATTTCCGGCCAGGCGGCGGGCCAGCCGTCGTCGGGCGAGTAGGCCGCGAACGCCCAGTAGCTGGTCGGCTGGTTCGAAGGCACCGGCACGGCGTGCAAGACCTTCCCGTCCATTTCGGTCGGGCTGACGTAGGTGTCGAGCGTCACGATCCCCGCGCCGTCGTGCAGGAACTCCCAGACCAGCGTGCCGTCGCTCTGCGTGCCCTGGAGCTGCACCGGCGGATTGTTGCCGCTCTTCTCCCCGGTCCCCGCGACGCCGGTGATGGTCTTGTACATGTTGCCGTTCGAGGTCGCGAAGTCGCCGACGTAGTAGTTGTAGGCGGGCGCCCAGGCGTAGCAGGAGAGGCTCGTCAGGTTGGCTCTGATCCGCATCTGCGAGCCGACCAGCGAGGCGTCGAACAGCGGCACGTTGGAGACGATCTTCACCGTCGCGGTCACCGGGATCACGCCCGAGCCGGTGGTGTTGTTGCCATCCATGATATCGGCCGGGCCGCCGGTGTTGGTCAGCGTCACCTGCTGGGTGAGGTCGGTGTTCTCGCCCAGCCACGGGCCGTTGATGAACGTCGTCGTCGTGAACGTCCAGTCGGCCGCCGTCGCCCCGAAATTGCGGCGGGCCAGGGTCTGCGGGACCATCCCGTCCGAGCTGCGGAAGTAGACCACGTCCTGCACCTGCTTCCAGCGCAGCAGCGGGAGCTGGGCCGCCGTGAAGGGCGTCGCAAAGCTCAGCGGCGCCGACGTCGAGGTGTCGAGCTTCGGCGTGCCATCGACGTTCCAGACACGGCAGTGGCCGACCCCGAACTCCAGCAGGCACGCGTCGTCCCAGCTCTTGCGGAACGCCATGATCCGCTCGGCGCCGGTGGGATCGCTGACAGCGCCCACCAGCCAGAAGCCGCACCGCTTGGCGAGCGGCCCAGCGACTTGGATCGAGAGGTTCTGCGCCCGCTCGCAGCCGCGCGCCACCTGCTGCAGGTCGGTGCGGTCGTAGCAGTTGTCGTCCAGCTCGCCGCTGGTGAAGCTGTTGGTGAAGCCGAACGGCCCAGGCATCCGGCCAGCATCGCGCCGTCACGCGGCAGTCGGACGAAAAGAGGCCCCCCGGCGACCCTTGGGCAAGAGGGTAAGGTCTATCGCCGGGAGGCCTGTAGTTGCTCCGCCTGGGGGTTATACCGGTCGGAGGTCCCTATCGCTTGCCGTGGTAGTTCTTCTGGCCGGGCGCCGCCTGGGCCTTGCGCGCCAGGTTGCCGATGACGCCGCCCGGCACGCCCTTGGCCTTGAGCTGCGCCGATCGGCCGCCGTAGCCGAGCTTGTTGGACTTGCCCTTGTACGTGCCGCTCGTCTTGATCGGGCCCTTCGCCATTGTGGCCTCCTTCAGCGGGTGATCGCCCTGATGCGGGCGGGGATCGAGGGCGCGATGGCGGCCATGCCGGCCTCCTGCGTCGCTTCGATCGAGAGCGCCATCTGCACCTTCGACTCGGCCGCCTGCTCCAGCTTCGTCTGACGCTGCTGGTCGGCGGTCACCGTGTAGCAGCCGAGCGCCGCCAGCTCGAAACCGATCGCCTGCAAGAGCGTGAATGGTAGCGCCGCCCAGTTGCATTTGTTCGTGTAGCTGATCGCGAGCTGGTCCTGCAGATCGGTGCGCAGCACCTTCTGGCTCGACCCGTCCGGTGAGTCGATCGTCGTCACCTGCCAGGCCTCGCCCTCCATCACCGGCGGCCCCAGCTCGCTGAACGCGATCCAGTCGATATCGCCCCACCACGGCTGGATCAGCGTCGGCGTGCGGACCTCCCAGACGCGGATCAGGTCGCCCGGCAGCGCGTAGTAGACCGGGAAGCACCAGTTGCCGTCCGTGGCGATCTGGGCGTCGGTGGCTGGGTTCAGCAGCGCGTAGCGCATGGCGCAGAGCCACCCCTGCCGCTCCAGCACCCAGTCGCGGGCGTCGTCGATGAAGGCGTAGAGCTTCATGGCGGCGCTCGACGCGCGCAGCGACTGCTCGTTGAGGTCGCTGACCGGCAGCTTGCCGAGCTGTGCGAGGGCGACATTCATGGCGCGGGTCTTGGCGTCAGCCATGTCGCGATCCTACCCCTCGCGAAAACGGCGTCGGACGGTGGAAGGACCATCCGACGCCGCTCTCGCCGAGACTGGAGGACGCACGCAGACGTCCCCCTCCTGCGAGATTCAGGTATTGCGCCCGAAAATCTGCCACGCCAGCGTCATCCCGTTCGCCGGCGCGGCGCCGCCGATGGTCGCCAGAAGTTCGATGTTGCCGCCCGGATCGCCCGCGTAGCCCAGCCGCTGCCAGAGCGGGTAAGCCATCCAGGCGCCGATGAAGGCCGGCGACAGCGGCCCCGAGCCGAGCGTGGCGGCGGCGACGGCGTTCGCCAGCGCGGTCGGGTGGGTGGCGTCGCCAACGCTGAGCGTGACCCCGGCGCCCAGCGCGCCCCACCACATGAAGCTGTTGCCCTGGTCGATGTAGGCGGTCGATTTCAGCAGCGCCAGCGAGATGGTGTCGGTCGCGACGTTGCCGGCCATCGTGTAGACGTCGCGGACCAATATCTGATCCTTGCCGTCCTTGTAGCGGTCGGAGACGAAGCCTACGCCCGAGGTCTGCAGCCCCTGCACCGGCGTGCCGACGAGCGAACCATAATACTTTGCCATGTCAGTGTTCCTCTCTCGTAACCAGCGCGCCGATCACGTGTACGCCGTCTGGTCGACGGTCGAGCAGTCGACCTCCCACACGCCGCCGTCGTAGCGGCGCACGCACCCGTGGTTGAACTCGTAGTAGGCGTACCAGCGGAACGACTTGTCGGCCCGCTTCACCACCTCCTCGGGGATGATGGTGCGGCCCCGGTAGATGATGGCGTTGCGGTGCCAGGCGAGGCACTTGCGCGTGTAGCTCGTCTTGGCGAGCGGGTTGAACTGCGCGTTCGCGCTCAGCCGGTGGAAGTGGAAGCCCAGGAAGTAGCTGAGCGTCCCGGCGATCAGCCCCTTGACGTCGTTGTAGAACGACGACGTGGCCGGCACCCCGCGCAGCAGATCGCCGAGCTGCGTCGCGGTGCAGGCGAAGTGGTAGTCGGTCGGCCGGTCGCCCGGCAGCGGCTCGTCGATTTCGGAGTTGTCGAGGTTGATCTTGGTCTGGATCAGCTTGCCGATGGTGAGCCCGTAGGCGCCGTCGCCGCCCTCCACCTTGGTGATGTCCTCGTCTTCGTGCGAGCCCGCGAAGTTGGAGGCGATGATGTTGGCGTTGGCGGGACCTTGGGCGTAGGCGCCGGCGCTGTTCTGGTACTGGTAGGTCCCCATGACGCCGCCGACGCCACCCGAGCCGATGATCACCGCGTCCCGGTTGCGCCCGAGCCCGGCGAGCATCGACTGCATCACCTTCGACGTCGGGTCCTCCAGTTGGCGGACCAAATCCTCATTGTCGATAAACCGGCCGTCCGCGTAGGGGAGGAAGCTCCCGAAGCGCCGGTACATGTCGACAAAGCCGCTGGGGCTGTCGGGGACGCGGGTGGTGACGAGCTGCGGGTCGGAGGTGCCGACGTCGTCGGCGTTGAAGTACTGCCCTGGCGTGTCGTAGGCGAGGTCGCTGTCGACGCATTCGAGCAGTCGCGAGCGGGATTGCTGGGGCAGGAGGTTGAGATTGGCCCGAAAGCCGGGGACGTAAAGCGACTGGGCAGTTGCGCCGGTTGGATCGGCCATGGGACACCTGTCGATCGAGTTGATTTCGATCGGCAGCGGTCCCCGGCTTCGATGACCGGACGCGAGCCTGGCTTAACGTCCCTGGACGCCCACCCCGCTCCGGATCGGCTGAGCGAGTCCCCGGCGACGGGATGGGGTATCTTCCAGCGAGAAAGACGGACGCGAGTCCGCCCATATGATGGGTTTCAGGTCAAGCGCCTTCGATGCGCCCGCCGAGCCCCAGCTTGACCTTCACCGCCGTGAGATCGGGATGGTGCCCGAACACCTTCTCGGCCAGCGCGACGATCACCGCCGCGCCGTAGGGCATATCTCCCCCGGCCAGGAATCCCGCCGTGAAGGCGACGCAGGCCAGCGTGTAGGTCGGATCATCGATGTTGGCTGCGACGTGGTGCCAGGCCCGCATCAGATCATGTTGCTTCATCCGTCGCCTCCTTTGTTCTTGATCCGGACCCGTACCGTTTCGGTTGAAAGTTCTGTGGACAGACTAATGTAGCTTCTCGGGCGGTTCGTCGTCCTGCGCCCCTACCACCCGGATCAGCACCACCCCGTCGCCCGCCTCCGCCATCATTCGCAGCCCCCGCGCTTGCTGCTTCAGGGCCGCGTCGTACACGTCGATCACGTCGAACAGCTTGTCCTGTTGCTCGTAGCTGCGCAGCACCGCTCGCTGGGCCAGGAACGCCAGCGTCGCCCAGAGCCCCGCGCTGACTGCGAGGCCGATCACCGCGACCCGGAACACCGCTGGCGCGTCGATTGCCGTCAGCACCGCCGCCGGCGCCGTCAGGGCGACCCACGCCGCCAGCAGCCACCCCGCCACTCGGATCGAGCGCCGTATCTTCGCCCGCTCCGCCTTTCGCTCATCCGGCGTCACCGGCCGCGTCCCTCTCACTCTCGTCCGCTATCGCCTTCAGCCGGGCGAACGCCGCTTCGCGGTCGCCGATGAGATCGGGCACGTCGGGCCACAGCCGCCGCTCGAATCCCTCGATCATCACGGTCGAACTGTTGATCATCCCCGGCAAATGGATGCTCGTCAGCTTCTCCTCGCGAGCGAACGCGGTCCAGCACCGCGCCACCACCGCGAACCCCGTCTCGCCGCCCATGAAGCGCGGCGCCGGGCGCGGTGCTCTGCCGCGCCCGCATCAGCCACTGCCGCAGCGTGAGCCGTGCATCGCCCTTGTAGAGCCCCTCGCCGCTGACCGCGCCGTCGAGGAAGGCCGCCACTTCGCCGTTCCAACGCTGGCTCTCGTTCGCCAGCGCCAGCACCGCCGCCGTCTGCGTCAGCGGGATCAGGCTGGTCTTGTGCGCCCTGTTGGCCGCCTGGGTGACCAGCTCGCCGAACCTCGGGTGGTTCTCGACGAGCTGCAGCAGCACCGCGCGCGGCACCTGATAGCGCAGGTTGACCCCGGCGCAGTAGTTCCACACCGCCCGCGCGCTCGCCGCCAGCACGTTGGTGTTCTTGTGCCCCTGGATCGAGAGTACGTCGGCAATCGTGCGCGAGCGGCCCGAGTCCATCGTCGCGAAGGCTTCCTGCGCGACGCCGCGCACCACCAACATCGGCACTTCCACGCCCGCCAGCAGCACCGCCGAGAGCCGGTGGCGCCCGTCGATGAGCTGGCCCTCCACGTTGAAGATGATCGGCTGGCCGTTGGTCATCCAGCGCTCCGCTCGCATGTCGTCGGCGAAGCGGTCGACCGCTCTGAGGCTCAGGTTCCGGTTCGCCGCGGCGCCTTCCAGCCACTCACGCGCCAGCGCCGGGGTCACCAGCTCGACGTCGGTCTGCAACGACGGATGATGCCCGCTCATTGGACGCCCGCCCGCCGGCGCCGCCCAGGCACCACGCCCAGGTCATAGCCGATCACTCGCAGTGCAGATTGCATCTTGCCAAGTTGAGGATGCGCCACCTTGCGCTCGGCCCAGTTCTCCAACGTCTTCGGATGCGGCCCGAAGCGGTCGTATATTTGCCCGAACGAGATGCCCGAGGAGCGGATCAGGCCCATCACCTCGTCGCGCAAGTCCTCGTAGCTTTCGAGCTGCGCCCACTCACGTTCGAACTCGCTCTTTTCACTTCCCTGTCGCTTGCGCATCTTGTCGATGCTGGCGATCACTCGCCCTCCAGCTCGGCGATCTCCCGCAACCGCGGCAGGCCGCTCTCGATGGCGTCCCGACACTCGGCCTGCGTCGCGGGCCGTCCGCGCGCCCACCACTCGACATGCTCGGGCGCGCCGAGCTGGAACAGGATGCCGCCGTTGCCGATCGGCGCGCCCGAGACGTCGACCGGCCTTGAGTAGTGCAGGCTGGCCCAGAGCGCGGTGACGCCGGGGTTGCGCGCGATCGTCAGGCCAGGGACGAACCTCTCCTCGGGCAGGTTCCGCTCATTGCGCCGCATCGCCGGCTTCGACAGGAACGGGCACGCCTGCGCCGAGTAGCGGGCGCACTGCGGGTGCGAGGGCGGCTCGGGCGCCATCCGGTTGACCGCGCACATCGGGCCGATTGGCGTCACCTTGAGCCGCCCGAGCTTGCCGCCGCACACCCAGCAGCGATGCTCCTTCACCGCGGCGCGCAGCTTGCGCCAGTCGATGATCCGGAAGTCGGGCGCGCCGTCGACCCACTCCACGAACCACGGCACCGGGAAGCCGCGCCGGTCGACCGGCAGCGCCTGCATCGAGGTCGGCAGCGGAATGTCGCGGATGGCCGCCGCCAGCTCGGTCACTGCATCCGTCCTTTGCCGGGCATGGCGTCGATCTCGTCGGCCGCCTCGCGCAGCGCCCCCGCCACCCAGTCCAACTCGACCGCGTACGCCGATGGCGTCTCAAATTGCGCGGCCAGCGCGCGCGCCTCGACCGGCGTCATGTGCATCGCCATCGCCCCGTAGCTCAGCCCCACCCGCAGGCCGAAGCCCTCCACGATGCACTTGCCGACCAGCAGCGTGTCGCCGTGCGGATCAGGCGACCACGGAATCACCCCCGCGATCCGCTCGGGGCCGCGCGGCTTCATCGCGCCGGCCCCGGCCGCGGGTTGGCGGCTTCCAAGAGCTTGTTGCGCTCGGCGACGACCGTCTTGTGGGCCGGGTGCCTGTTGTCGAACAGCGCCGTCTGCTTGGCCTCGTCAAGATTGAACTCGCCGAGCCTGGCGTTCGCCTGCGCCGGCGTCAGCGGGCGCTCGGCCGTCTCCGTCTCGCCCTGCTCCATGCCCCCCGGCTCCTGCATGCGGTCGCTCATGCGGATCAGCATCTGCGTCCAGGCCGGGAAGGTGGTCAGCGTGTCGGCGGTGAGCCCGGTCTTGCCCTCCGGATCGTAGCGCCCGAGCAGGTTCTTCGCCTCGCGCATGCGATCCTCGTAGGCGCCCCCGAACGCGGTCTTGAGCGCCGCCTCGCCGTCCGTCTTGCGCTGCGTGAGCGCCTCGGCCGACGCCTTCTGCGCGTCGGCGTTCATCTGCACCCACCACTCCAGCATCTGGCGCGCCTGACCGGTCGGCAGGCCAGCCTTGTGGGCCTGCTCGACGTACTTGCCCAGGAGCGCGTTGTCGGCCTCGTTGGCGCCGTCCCCGAGCTTGAACGCATAGCCCTCGGGCGTGCCGGGCAAGCCCAGCCGCGACCACACCGGCCGCATCGCCGCCTCGTTCGCCATGTCCTCGGGGAGGTCGATGCGGCGGTCCTCGGGGACGCCAAAGCGTTTCTCGAGGTTCACGTAGCCGCGCGCCATCTCCTCGGGCGTCGCGTAGCGGGTGACGCTGCGCTCAGCCGCCAGCGTCTTGTCGCTGAAGCCCTCCCAGAACGGCGCAGGCGGCGCCGCGCCGCCGTTCGGCTGGCCGCCCGTCGGGCTAGGCGTCGGGCTAGGCGTCGACCCCGTCGAGGTCCCCGTCGTCGAGGATGGTTCCGACCCCGTCGCTTGGTGGGTGTCGCTCATCAGGAAGCTCCTGTGTAAGCACCGCAGCCGCCGCCAGGGCGGCTTCGTCGTAGCCCGCCTCGTTGGCGAGCAGGATGGCCGAATCCATCATTCCGGCCGAGTAGCGTAGCTGGGCGTCGTTGGCGTCGTTGCCGAGCCGCCGGCCGACGCCGCAGGCCCACAGGTGATGCAGCAGCACGAACTTCCCCAGCTCGGAGGCGAACACCGCCCGGTAGGCGTGCTGCACCGCTTGCTCGTCTCCCATCCGGAGCTGCGCGGTGAGCGCCGGGGCGTCGATGGTGGGGACGTCGGTCAGCGGAGCATCCACATTGACTTCAACGAGGCAGCGAACGCCACGTCCTCGGGGATTAGTTTCATCATGCGGTAATACTCATCATCAGTCGGGGGCCGCATTCCGACATACGCCACCTCACCACTGCCACCTAAGTAACCCATCTGCTCGATGACATAAATGTCGCCGCAATAGAGGCAGCACGTTGCGTCTCCCGGCTCGATCTTCTGCACCAAACCTTCCATCGGCGCGCCGCATCCTTTGCAATGCAGTTCAACCATCCGCCGCCTCGTCCTCTCGCTGGTCGTCCTTCTCGCTCATCGCGTGGCCCACCAGCCATCGGTAGATGCGCCCCGCAGCGGCATAATCCTCGGCGAAGATCGCGATCACCCCGCCTGGGCCGGGGAAGAGTTCGAACCGGCACTTGGCGAGGTCGGCCGGGCGGGGCGTGTCCTCGTAGGGGAGCCAGGAGCCGTGCGTGACCTTGCCTGTGTCCATGTCCGCCATCACCACATTCTGGTCAGCCGGCGGCGAGCGCGGCCGCGAGAGGGTTTGTTGGCGCAAATGGTGCGCCTGCGCCTGGCGGCGGGCCTGCTGGACCGCCCTGACCGCCGCCGGGTCCACCCGGCGCTCCAGCTTGGGCGGCGGTGGCGTGGGCGTCGGCGAGGTCGCTGGCGGCGCTGGCGCCGGACTTGGCGGCGTCGCCCACCGCTTTGAGCTTCGCCGCGTTCGCCATTTGCTCTTGCTGAGCCTGCTGCTGGGCACGGAACTGGGCCACCTTTGCTTGAGAGGTCGCCGTTCCGGGGGGCGAGCCGAGGCCGCTCTGGATGGCCCGCAGCGTGTTTTCGAGATCCACCACCTGCGCCGCGGCCGGGTCCTGGCCGGCGACGAGCCCGCGCACCTGGATGAGCTGCAGCAGGGACTGCACGTTGCCGCGGAGCTGAGCGATCGCCAGAGGCCCGGCATACTCCCAATCCACTAAGGCGCCCGCCACCCCGGAAGGCACTGGTCTGGGTAGCATCGCCTCTTCTTTCAATCCGTCAAGCGTGCGGTCGCCGAGCACCGTCATCGGCATTTCGCAGTTCGACACAATCGACGCCATGCCGCGCAGCCGAATATCGCGCCGCTCCGTCACCTCCTCGGCGGTCATGTCGCCGCTTTCGCGCAGGTTCATCCAGTCCACGAAGTAACCGCGCTCGATGACCTCGGTGAGATACTTGATATGCTCCAGCACCGGCCCCGGATCACCTGTGAGGTCGAGCTTGATGATTGCGTCCTTGGCGCTCTGGATGCCGAGGCCCGCCGGGTTGTACGCATTCGGCGCGCCCGGGCGCCGGTCGAGCGGCTTGGCGAACATGCGGACGGGCCAGGCCAGCGGCGGCATCGCCTTCTGCTCGACAATGTCCTCCACCGCCATCTGCAGGTGATTGAGCACCATGCATTCGGCGAGGATGCCCACCCCCATTCCCTCGGAGTAGGCGTTGCCGGGGAAGTTGTTGTAGCGGAACACACCATAGGGGAAGCTGTCGAAGCCGCTTTCGTCGAGTATCGCCTTCTTCTCTTCGGCGATGATGACGTACTTGAACGGCTTTGCCTGCCCGACCGCGCCGGGGCGCCCGCCTACTCTTGGCTCGACCGCGGCGATGATCGGCGTCATCTCCATCTCGTCGTGCCGGTCGGGGATGCGAAGCTTGTCCTCCCAGCCCTCGCACGACTGCGCCTTCGGCCAGCGTTGCACCACGCGCCACACCGGCAGCAGTTGGCGGAAGTAGAGGGTATCGATCTCGCCCTCTTCGTTCTCGGCCCACCAGCACGCCTCCAGCGAGCGCGCCTGGTAGTAGGGGCCGAAGCCGCGCTTGCGCCCGGTCCACATGACCCCGCAGCCGAAGCAGACGAACTCCTGCAGGATCGAGTTGAGGGCGAGCATCAGCCGCGCCCGCGGCAGCATCATCCGGTCGAAGATCGTCCAGGCTGTCGAGTTCAGGTAGTCGATCGACTCCTGATCGAGTTCCGTCGAGCGCCCCGCCTGCGCCAGCCCGCGCTTCACGTTGGGCAACAGGTTCGGCCGCGTCGGGTCGATCAGGTAGGCGAGCACGAACGCCGCCGCGCGCGCGTTCGCCTGCGTCGCCACCTGCGAGGTGATGCGGTGCGGTCGCAGCTGGTTGGGGCGGGTGGCGACGGTGAAGTCGCGGCGGGCCAGGATGTAGTCGCTGCAGAGCTGCCACTTGCGGTCATAGTGGGCCCGGCCGACGCGCAGGTTGTGGTAGTAGCGAATGTAGTGGTCGACGGGATTCGGCGAAGTGACGACAGCCGGCTTCTTGGGAAGGCCTGACCCGTCGTCCGCCATGTCACCCGCTCACGCCGGTGCGCGCCGAGAGCCCTGCGAAGATGTTGCTGCCGCCGCCTGGGGCCGCCGGGCCTCCGGGCATGGTCGAGCCCGAGCCGCCGCCAGGCAGGCCGAGCCCGCGCCCGGCGCCCGTCCCCGAGAGCGTGTCGCCCTGCGTGCCGCCCGACTGCAGGCGCCGGGTCATCTCGTCGGCCAGCCGGTTCTGGGTGTCGTAGGGGTTGGGCGGCGTCGGCGTGTCGAGCTTCGGCGGGTTGAAGAGGCCAGCCATCAGCGCAGCTCCTCGGTGCTCAGCGTCGGCTTCGCCCATGGCCGCGAGCCCTCCCGCGCCAGCGCGAACGAGAGCTGATTGCTCCAGTATTCCATGCCCTTCTCGGCGGATTTCAGGGCCCGCGATCGGTAGCCGGCGGCCCGATCGAGCCGCGAGCGCACGTAGGCGACCGAGTAGCCATCGTCGCCGTCTGGCAGCAGCGCCTTCTTGATAAGCTGGTCGGCCATGCGTCAGGCTCCCGGCAGGATCGCGCGGACCTCATCATCGCCCCCCTCGAAAGCCGGTCGGATGAGCCGCCCTTCGTGGGCGTCCATGCCGTCGATGGTCAGCGGCCCGTACTCGGCGGCCTCGCAGACGTGGCTGTGCCGGTTCTTGGCCGGGATCGGGCTCACCTGCCCGGCCCGGCGCGGGTAGTGGAAGCCGCCCACCAGTCCCTCGATCAGCCCCTGGCAGGCCGGGTCGATGATGATCATCGGCTCGCGCGGATCGCCGCTGACGCGGGCGACGAACAGCTTGTCGAGCGCCCCGCGCCGGAACTTCGGATTGTTGGTGGGCGCCGGCATCACCTCGATGCCGGCGTACTGCTGCAGCGCCTGGGCGTCGGAGTACTCGGTCTGCGCCGAGCGCGCGGTCGCCGCCGGGTCGACGCAGATCACCGCGCCGCGCGCCTTGGCGAACCTCGGGCTCTCGGCGGCCTGGCGCAGGCGCCCGCCCAGCTCCTGCAGGCTCATCTGGCCTTCGCGCAGGAACACCTCCTCGAGGTAGCACCACTGGCCGGTGTGGCGGCGCTGTTCGAACGTCGCGCCGGGGATCAGCGCGTTCGATCCGCAGTCGACGCTGATGACGAGGTCCGCGTAGGGGTCGACCGCGATCTCCTGGGTGGCGACGTGCGTCACCTCGTCGAAGTTCGGATGCACCGGCTGGCCGTGCCGCCCATAGCCTGGCCGGTTGTCGATCAGCCGGCGCTCGTCGTAGGCGTCGAGCTGCGCGGCCATCTCGCCGTAGTAGTCCTTCGCCAGCTTTCTGAGGTTGGACATGTTCTCGGCGCTGGCCGAGCGCCCGCCGGGCTGAATCCACAGCCGGTCGGTCGGCGGCGCGGCTTTCCCGGTCGGCATGAGCTTCTGGTAGAAGCGCCGGTAGAACGGCGTGCCGATCATCGGCGCGTTGGCGTCGCCCCAGATGCCCTTGTAGCTCGACACCTCGCTGTGATCGGGCCGGTCCTCGGGCTCCGGGTAGCGGCCGGCGCGGTTCGACGCCATCGACAAGATCGCGTCGAGGTCGGCGTTGGTGTCGGCCTCGGGGAGCCACGCCGCGGTGAACTCGAAACCTCGGAAAAACTCCTCAATGTCCAAGTCATTCACGGCGCGGAACAGTACTTCGACGTGGCAGCGGCTGGCTGTACCGTCGATGTTGAGCGCGGCGTCGAAGATATGGTCGGCCGGGTCGCCCCGAGATCCCCGAAACTCGCCGATCGACTGCCGGAAAACCTTGAAGTAGCTGGGCATCACGGTGTCCCAGGCGCGGCGGTAGGTGGGGCACACCACGACGACGCGTGCCTTGCGGATTCCGTCGCGAGGACTAGGGTCCTGCCAGCGAGCGACACGGAGACAACGCCGGGCTGAGCCGGTGGTCTTCCCCCCACCCGTAGGCCCCACTATCATGTTCACCGGCGCGCGACTGGTTTCGTAGGCCCGCTCGACCGGCCCTGCGAACGACCATGCTCTGACCTCGGTCGATGAGTACTCGTCCACACCCGTACCCGTTTGTCCTCCACATGGTGGGCGGCCCCGCCCAGCAGTCGGATGAGTTTCAAAAGCTCAGCTCCTGACGGAACGAGCCCGACAGTCAGGGGGCACGCGCGCGAGGGAGGGGGTGGGCGCCGGCGCGCGGGCGATCGCGCACCCTCAGAGCGCGCGTAAGAGCGCACGTGGCGCGGCCGGCGCGCGCAGCCGGCGAAGTCGGCCAGGCGCGCGCGTGCGGCTAGCCGTCCCGTTGATTGTCGATCAATGGGCCGGCGAGCTAACGCATTGATTTGTCAGGGTTCTTCGTCGCCTTCCGACGCCGCGCTTCCGACGTCGCCCGGCTCGCCTTCCAAAATGCCAATGAAATCAGGGTCTTGATCGTCGCCCGGCAGCTCGCCCATCGCCAGCTCGGCGACGTCGCTTTCCGGAACGATGTAGACCGTTGCGGCAGGTGCGCCGCCCGCGTCGCGCGCCGGTGGCTGCGCCGGGTGAACGTACTTCATCAACCCTTCGCGCTCTCGGGTCAGCAGCAGCCAAGCCTCGTAAGCTTCGCACCCGAGCGCCTTGGCGAGTCGCTTCGCCTTGACCGCCATCGCCAGCGCCACGACGTCCAGCCCGAGATCGATCAGCCCTAGCTCGCGCGCCGCACCCGGAGCTGCGGCGATCTCTTCCGCCGTCAGCAAACACAGATGCGCGCTTTGCTGGCCCGGCGTCATGCCGCCGAACTCGGCCGCGATCCAGCGCGCCAAGTCGGTCGACCGCTTGTTCGGCGTTCCCGCCGATCGGCCGCCCCGACGCTGCGAAAGGGCCCGGCTGGGCGAGGGCGAGGGCGCGCCGTTGAGCTGCGGGTGATCGGCCATGGCTATCCCGCCCCTACTCTAGCCGCTGCGGCGCGACGTCGACCGAAGCGGGAACTAGCAGTGTTTCGGCAGTTCCCGCCTACTACCTACTAACTTATTGATTTACCTCATCTATCTATC